GACTTCAAGTATCATGACTTCAAGTATCATGACTTCAAGTATCATGACTTCAAGTATCGAAACATTTATTAAAAAGACCAAGGTTTTCACTTGTCATGATGATATTCTATCAGAACTTAAAAAGATTAAACTCTCGGATCTTAAAATATTGGCTAATGAATTTAATGTTATGACTGATACTAAAACATTCTTGAAAAATACAACAAAAACTAAATTTATTGAGGATGTAAGTCAATTACTAGTTAATAGTGAATATAGAGATTTTTTCATAAAAAAATTTGGAAATGGTATTGATAACGACTTTCTAATAAATTACAAGGCAAAATGGAAAGAATATAAAAAAGATTCAAGGGAATATATTGAAGGTGTAAGGAAAACACTAGATAGGGCTGTATTTAAGCAAGATCCAGCAAAAAAAGAAATAGAAAGAATTATAGCACAATGGATTAGCGGTGAAATGAAAGGTTATTGCTTTGGATTCGAAGGACCACCAGGAACTGGAAAAACATCATTAGCCAAAAAAGGAATATCCAAATGTCTCACTGATAGTGAAGGAAAATCTCGTCCATTTGCTTTTATAGCAGTTGGTGGTTCAAGTAATAGTTCTACACTTGAAGGACATAGTTACACATATGTAGGAAGTACATGGGGTAAAATAGTTGATATCCTAATTGAAACAAAATGCATGAATCCTATTATTTATATTGATGAATTAGATAAAATATCCAAGACTGAAAATGGAAAAGAAATTATTGGAATATTAACACATTTAACAGATTCAACACAAAATGACCAATTTAATGATAAATATTTTTCAGGAATAGATATTGACCTTTCAAAAGTCCTCTTTATCTTTTCTTACAATGACTTTTCTCTACTCGACCCTATCTTAGCTGATAGAATTCATAGAGTTAGATTTAAGCATCTTTCAAAACGTGATAAAATAACTATTATTGAAGACTACATTCTTCCTGAAATATTGGAAATGGTAGGATTTAGTAAAGAAAGTGTTAAATTTGATAAAGATACAATTGAATTTATAATTACTAGTTATACTTATGAAGCGGGTGTTCGTAAATTAAAAGAAAAGATATTTGAGATAATTAGAGAGATTAATCTCCAATACATTACTGAAAAGAATAGTTATGAATTCCCTATTATTATTACCAGTGATAAGGTTAGGGAGATTTTCTCTAATAAATCTACTATTCAGTTTAAAAAGATTGCGCCAAAACCATGCGTAGGTCTAGTAAATGGATTATATGCAACTGTTTGTGGAATTGGTGGCATTACTATTATTGAAGTATTTAAGACACTGGCAGATAGTAAATTAAGTATGGTATTAACGGGACAACAGGGCGATGTAATGAAGGAATCTATGAGTTGTGCTAAAACTATTGCTTGGAATTTGATTCCTAAAACAGTAAAAGATACTATTAAAAAGGATTGGGAAGATAATGGTGCTTGGGGAATCCATGTTCATTGTCCTGAAGCAGCTACACCAAAAGATGGACCAAGTGCTGGTTGTGCAATAACTACTGCTATTGTATCAATATTAACAGGTGTCGCAGTCAAAAATACAGTAGCTATGACTGGTGAAATTGACTTAAATGGAAGTGCGCGTCAGATTGGAGGATTAGATATAAAAATAGATGGCGCAAAAACTGCTGGTGTTAAAAAAGTATTAGTTCCTAGAGAAAATGTCCAAGACTTAGAAATTATAAAATTGGAAAAACCAGATGTATTAGAAAATATTGAAATAGTAATAGTCGATAATATCTGGCAAGTTTTAGAACATACACTTGTCGAAAATGAGATTGATTTTCAAATGTATTAATAGTGTAATATCTATTTATTTTCTAGTAATATATTATTAAATAAATGCTTCCTGTTTTTAAAGATTTAGCTAATTTATCAAAAAAATTTACTACAAAAAAATCAATGCCAAAAGATTATGTTAAAACATTAAAGAATCATTTAGATGAAGCTGAGGGAAAATTAAAACAAAAACATAAAGTAACTCCCGCTGAATTATATGAATACACAACTGCTTATCATGCTTATTTCATAATAAAAGGAGATAAAAAATCAGAAGTTCCCTATCACTATGATGAAAAAGTCTATGGTGTTCCTAGACCAGCATTAAAAGAAAGAGATTCTAAATCAATTTCAATGGGTATGAAAAGTATGGAGAAACCAAAAGGAAAAAGTAGAAAATCAAGTAGAACTTCTTCTTCAAGAACTTCTTCTTCAAGAACTTCTTCTTCAAGTTTGTCGTCCAAAAGAATATCGTCCCCAAGAATATCGTCCTCAAGAATATCATCCCCAAGAATGTCAAAAAAAAAACAAACAAGAGCAGCAAAAATGCCTCCAAAATCAAAAAAAAAAAATGGTATTGCAAATAAAAATAAATTAAGACCAAGATCAGTAAATAAAATTAGAATGACACCAACTTTGAGAACTGCAATAATGGCAGGTGGATACAACTCAGATGCTGAATCAATTAATACTGATGCTGGAGGAGATGATGAAGAACAAATTTTATTAAACCCAGAGAATGCTTTAGTTTATAATTACAATTCAAGTCAAGCATCAAGTTTAGCAACATCTATTGTATCCGAATTAAGAAATTCAAATGATGTAGAAGGAAGTAGATATTTAGTAAGATTACTTCAATATATTGCAAATTCTACAGACTCAGGAATAACTATCGTATCCAATAATATTGAATACGTTTATAATAGATATATTAGATCTGGTGCTCGTGGTGCTGCTGCTATGACTGCTGGTTTAGCAGCATTTGCTGTTTTAAGAACTCAAGATGCTTATAATTATGGAAGACGAGCACTCTTAAATTCTTGGGATAGAGGTGTTGATGCTATAAGTTGGATTGGTAATTACGTCACACGACTTTATGGTTTAGGACATCACCTTTTCCAAAATTTCTGGAGAGATTTCACAAGAGCTAATGTATTTGGGCAATATGAAATGATTAAGAGACTTATAAATGTTATTGTTCCAATAAGAAGAGGATGGAGAGCATTGAGTGCTTTATTAGGACCTAGCTTACCAGCCATTCAAGTCTTAGTGTCAAATTTTGCCTCATATGTTATTACAAACATCTATTCATTATTTACATGGTTAGTTTCAAATCCTGGATGGATAAGTCTCCAAAGTTTAACATGCTTAGCAGATTTATGGTATGCCGCTATTGATTTACTTCTCGGTACAGAAATAGTATTGAATAGTAATTATGCAGCATTAGCATTAACAGCAAGTATTGGACTACTCTATATAATTCAATATGCTAGAAGAGGAATACAAGAAAGAGGCATTGATTTTAGACAGATGATTAGAAATGCTATGGATAGAGTTACTTTCCGTTCAAGAACCGCAGCAGCCGCCTTTAGAGCTAAAATTAATGAGATAACAGCATCAGATAATTGGAACACAATTTGGACAGTTGGTGTAGATTTACAGGAGAAATTAAGGGCTCTTGATGATATATTAACAGCTATCGTTGCGGCTCCATTAGCTGGTGGTGCAAGAACAGGAATTTATTTAGCACAAATATTCCAGCAATGCACACAATGGTTCAGAAATAGAGCTGAGTTATGCTACCAAGAAGGTCGTCAAGCATTAGGATGGGATGAAGACCCAGACAGAATACAACAAATTTTAGAAGGAATACAAGAACATGATGTTCCTGGATTAGAACCAAATGACGATCTGGATTACTCTAATAGTGAAAGTTTATAAATAAATAATTATCGCATTTTATCCAATGTTTCACTCTTTTTCCTATTGAATTCACAAATTTTTTCTTTAATTTCATCTAGTGAATTAAAATTCTCAATATCTTTAATAGAAAGTTCTTCTCTATTGAATGGATTATTCTTTTCAGAGATTACATGTCTAAAAATAATGTCTCGTTCCATAATTGTGTCTGAATTAGGAAGCATAACTGGGTCATTAATAAGTATTCCCATAATAGGATCCAAAAACTCTTCTGGAATATCGTCAAGGTCAAGTTCATTTTCTAGCTCATGATATTTCTTCAATTCTTCGACTATAGCAATAAATTGATAACATTCTCTTTCAAGCAATTTATTTTTCTTAAGCAGAAGTCTAGGCATTTTAAAAAGTAGGTCAAAGTTAAGATATCGTGATTCATTAATGACAGATTTTCTAAACTCCTGAATAGGATATGACTTAGTAAATAGGTTATAAATCTCATAAAGTTTATCTATAGGATTGAATGGCGTAAATCCATCTACTTTTAGTTCTCCCCTTTTTTCTCCAAGAAGTTCATTCAAAATATTCAAAACACATACTACAAATTTATCACGAGTTGCTATTCCCAAAAATGCCATAGGTTTATGTTTGATTATAATATCTATAAGTGAATTAATAACACAAGTGTTAGCACACATATAAGCACAACCCAATGCTGATTTGTCTTTATTAAAATCAATAATTTCAGGCTCATCTCCACATTGTCTTGAATTCATATTCTTAAGCAATTCAAATTTTTTTGTATAGCAATTATGATAAGTATCCAAAATTTTGTGACAGAATTCATTAAATGCATCACTACTATTTTGGGATACGTAAGTTTCAAAATTAATATTATTAGAAAGAATCCTAAATATTGTGAAACAATCAATTGAAAATTCATAAGTTTCTTGATTTGAAATCATCAAATTAAAGAGTCCCACTAGAGTCTCAATGAATTCAATATTAATAGGAATTACGCTTCCCAAAAATTTCCGCCTATTTATTGTGTCTAGAAATGAACATTTAATGCCAATATTGGAAGTAATGTTATTTTTCATATTAATTATTTTAAGAGTCAAATCGCAAAAAATCCTAACATCTACATCTCCATAAAATATAAGAATCTTATCTCTCATTCCATCAACTTCTTCTTCAATTCCAACACCAAGGGAATAATTAATATAGTTGTTAATAATATTATCAGTAATATCTTGGCGTTCAATATTATTCAATGAATATAACCAATAAAGAGTATCTGAAGCATAAAATCTATGAACGTTTTTTATAATGCCTTCGGTTCTCAAATCTCTCATTTTCTTAAACAACCCACCAAAATAATTGAGTTGAACAGATGCCATTGATGCATTATAGGTATCACCATTATCTTCATGTTCCTTTACCATTTTGTCCCAATGTTGAATAATACTTTCAAAGGATTCTAGATAACTTGTAATTGATATAAAACCAATATTGAGGAATTTATGAATTAATGAGAACATATTATTGAGCGGTGTAAATTCAGTAGATTCAGTTTCAATAACCTCAAATTTTACTATTTTATCAGTTTTAACTCCATTGAAATAAATATCCATAAGAACTGCAGAAATATTAACCATTTTCTTTTTAATTGATACAATATCAATTCGTTCTTCATCGGACAATGCATGAATCATATTAGTGTGAATATTCTCTTGTGCAATAGTTGATAGTGTTTTATAGAGAACATTGCGAGTTTTCTTGTTGCTAATAAAAGAATAAAGCACGTCAAATAGTTCAGAACGTCCAGCATAAAAATAGATGACTTCCTTAATTTTACTTGTAGATGCCAATAGTTCAATCATGTAATCTCTTTGAAAAATAGCATTCAACGAGTATATATCTACACTATAAATCATTGTGTCTAGAAACATTTCAAGAAAAGAAACTTGTTCATCTCTTTCCAAAAATTTAATAATAGAGTAAAGAGTATTATAGTGTTCTATTGAAATCAAATTCACAATATCTTGCCATTTTTCCATAGATTTGGAATCATTAAAATCACTAAAAATACTATCATCTTCAAATAGATACATCCTAAGATATCGTGTATAATAGATAACATCTAATGATTTAGGATCATCAGGGAGTTTATTGTAATATTCTATAAAGAAATTAAATCTCTTTTCAGAAATTATTTTTATCAAATCAATATCAACATTTGATTCGGTTGTAGGAAGCACTGAAAAACCAGTCATTGACTTGCTTATTATTATTGTTTTAAATGCTTTATGTATAGAAATCAATTTTAATTTCACTTAGAAAAATTCCTTAGTATTCTAATTATATTTGTATTTTTATTTAATGATTATTGATGTTATAATTGCAGTTAGTGTAGGTGGTGCTATAATATTTACATTTGGAGTTTTTAAATTGTGTAAATACATATGCTGTTGTTGGCGTAAAAATAAGAATCAGAGACTGTTAGATGAACATATGCCGATAATAAATAATGACTTGCAGAGTAGTGAGCAGAAATTTACCGACATTTAATTTTAATTTATGCGGAAAATATATAAAAAAATAGTTAATTAAATATTAATGGGCAATATAAATTCTAGTGAAGATGTTTATAAATATAAAAGAGAAGCATTAAAAAAGGTATATGGTATGAATGCATCTCAATTATTAGAACTTCAAATGAAATTGAAGACTGAGCGTGATAAAAATATACGAAATAAGGGATTATTACACGACAATGAATTACAGAGACTTTTAGTGAATGAATTACGTCAAGAACAAGTAAAACTACAAGGTAAAATAGATTATTCCCTTTTTAATATCGTAAATACATTTTTAACTAATGTATCACGGGACATCAATACTTTCGTTCCTAATTCAGCTGGTAAAAATGCAAATTATCAAAAACGCAAACTTTTACCACACGAAATTCTAAACCTACCACCAGATTATACAATAGAGCAGTTGAAACGAAGTTATAAGAAAATGGCATTAGAGTTTCATCCAGACCGAAATAAAAATCCAAATGGAACTGAAATATTTGAAGCAATTACAGATGCTTACATGGAATGTATTGAAAGTCTAAAATTACGCCAACAGGATAAAACTTGTCAGGAACTTAAAATGAGTGCTAGAGAATATCGTGAAAATCAGGAATCTAAACCTATGATGAATCAAAATATGGTTGGAAGAAACTTTTCACAGGAAAAATTTAATCAATTATTTCAGGAAAATAGAACATCTAGACCTGAAGATAGCGGATACAAAGACTGGTTAAACGAACACGAAAATAAAAGCGAAGAACCGGAATATGACCCACAATTAACAAGAAATTTTAATAGCAGGTCTTTTAACGAGAGTTTTAATAATAGGGTAAAACCATGTAAGAATGAAATAATAGAATACAAAAATCCTAGAGAATTATTTACTGGTGGTAGTGAAAGTTGTGAATTATTAGGTCAGACAGAAATTAAAAATTTCAGCGGACATACTAAAAGTATTCATTACACTGACTTAAGAGAGGCACATACTAAATCAAGACTGGTTGATCCTAGCAAGGTTGATATCTCTAAACGTCCAAAAACCATTGGAGCTATAAAATCTCATAGAGGAAAGCG